ATTAAGACAACGGTCCGGGATGCCTATTTAACAGCGATAGCCGGCGGCGTAGTCGATGAACTGGAAAATGAGAAGGGGCTGGCTTTGGATGAGGCCAGCCCCTATCACCTGATGTTTGTCGTTGACTATACTACCTGGCGCTATCAAAGTCGGGACAGTGATACCGGGATGCCCCGGCATTTGCAGTACCGGCTGCACAATCTTTTTATCCATGTGGGGAGTGACCGGGCATGACCTACGACTATGAGTTAACGCTAATTGCCGAGGCCATTACGGAGGATAGTATTGGCAATCAGATCGCCATAGAGACAGAGACGGTGATCCTCTGCGACCGCAAGTCAGTGACCCGCAGCGAATTTTACGACGCTGCTGTGTCCGGGCTGAAGCCGCAGGAGGTCTTTGTGGTCCACGGCTATGAGTATACTGGGCAAGCCAAAGTAAAGTTTGCTGAAGAAAAGTACAACGTCATCCGGTCTTATGCTGTGGACTTTGAGGAGACTGAACTGATTTGTGAGAGAGTGATCGCCAATGGCTGATCATATCAACATCGAGGCGCTGGCGGCTGAAATCTCTGATGCCTTATCGACGTACTCCAAAGAGATTGTGGATAAAATTGATCTATCCAGCGAGCGGCTGACCAAAGAGGCGGTAAAAAAATTAAAAAAAACCAGTCCGAAAAAAACCGGGCAGTATGCCAAGTCATGGACCAGTAAAACCGAGAAGAAAGACGGAGAGCCAGATGCCCACACTGTCTACAACAAAGAGGGCTGGCTAACACATCTCTTAGAAAACGGGCACGCCAAAAAAGGCGGCGGCCGGGTTGAAGCTATCCCTCACATCCGGCCAGCCGAAGAAGAAGTGATCAGCGAATTTGTCAAGGATGTAGAGGAGGCGGTCAAAGATGCAAGCGGATGAGCTATATACTCTACTGAAAACCACCGGGCTGCCGGTGGCCTACCATGCATTTAAAAAACCGCCGTCCTTGCCTTACCTGGTCTATCTCTTTACGTTTTCGGACAATTTTGGAGCGGACAACAAAGTGCATTCCCGGGCCGATGTTTATCAGGTGGAGTTATATACCGTAAAAAAGGACCCGGTTATCGAGACCAAGCTGGAAGCCGCCCTGGATGGAGCGGAACTTTACTGGGATAAATCGGAAACCTTTATCGAGTCGGAAGATATGTACCAAATCCTTTATGAGATCGAAATTTAAGGGAGTGATAAAAAAGTGGTAAATAAAATCAAGTATGGGCTGAAAAACGCCCATTATGCCGTGATTACCGAAATTGGCGGCGTCATATCCTACGGCACGCCAAAGGCCATCCCCGGAGCGGTCAATCTGGTACAAAACCCCGTCGGTGATCCTGTCGTCTTTTATGCAGACGATGTGGAGTATTATCAGGAGACAGTTAACAATGGCTACGACGGCACCCTGGAGATGGCCCTTATCCCAGACGAGTTTCGGGTGGACGTCTTCGGGGACGAGATCGACGCCAACGGGGCGGTGATCGAAAACGCTAATGCGACGCCGAAAAAGATTGCGTTAATGTACGAGTTTAGCGGCGACGTTAATAAAACCAGGCACGTTAATTACTATGTTTCAGTGGCCCGGCCCAATATCGACGGGTCTACCCGGACGGCGGTTAAGGAGCCGAAAACCGAGACCATGAATATTAATGTCCGCCCGGCGATTGACACGGGGCATGTAAAGGCAAAGGTAGAGCAAGCCCAGACCGGCTACGACGCCTTTTTTACGGCGGTCTACCTTAAAAATGCGGTGTCCAATACCGTGGCGGTGGCAACGGCGACCTTTAGCAAAGCGGCTCCGGCTGATGTGGCAATTGATGTTACATCGTCTGACGCTACCAATAAAGTTAAAAACGTCATGCTGGATGGTGCTCCCATCGGCGGCATCAACCTAACCGCCACCGGTGTGGATGTGTCCATCGATCAGGCCTATGTTGCGGGACTGGATAACGGCGCCTATGTAATTACCGTAGAGTTTGATAAGGGCAATGCCGTGACTGTAACCCTGACCGTAACAGCGTAGGAGGAAGCATGGAAAGGATACTTACTATCGACGGGCGCCAGGTGAAATTTAAGAGCACCGGCGCCTTTTTGTTGCGCTACAAGGCTCAGTTTGGGCGGGATGCGCTAAAGGATATCTACAAGATGCAGGACACTATCGGAGATGACGGCGAGATCAAAAACATTGATGTGATGGATTTAGAAGTGTTTTATGATCTTGTCTGGACGCTGGCCAAGACTGCTGACCCGGCGCTTCCGCCGCCTCTTGACTGGTTAGACAGTTTTAGCGAGTTTCCCATTGCTGAGATCATGACCGAGGTTATGGACTTAATTTATGGCAGTATTGGCGCAACGGTTGAGTCAAAAAAAAACTAAGCAACGATGACGATGATTTTGAGATATCAACCGAGGCGTTGATTCTGAGGGCCCTCGAAAGGGGGCTCTCTTTGCGGGATTTTGAGATCATGACCGTCGGCATGATCCTTGGCGTGATTGTCGCCTATGACAATGAGCGGATAGACAGCGACGAGGATGAGAGCACAAGGGCGGCGACCCAGACTGATTTTGACAGGTGGTGAGTAGATGGCGGGGCAGATAAAAGGCATAACGATTGAGATTGGCGGAAACACGACTGGACTAAACAAAGCCCTGGAGGGAGTCAATAAGCAGTCCAAGGATTTGCAGGCAGAGCTGAAGCAGGTTGATCGCTTGCTAAAGCTTGATCCTGGCAACACCACGCTGATGGAGCAAAAGCAAAAGCTGTTGGGAGAGGCCGTATCTGCCACTAAGGACAAGTTGGTTATTTTGAAAGATGCCGAAAAGCAAGTCCAGCAGCAGTTTAAAGAAGGCAAAGTCGGGGAAGAGCAGTATCGCTTGATCCAGCGGGAAGTTATCGCCACGGAGAAAAACCTAAAAAGCCTGGAAAGTCAACTGCGGTCAGTGGATTGGGATAAGGCTGCCAAGGCTCTTGATGGTTTTGGCACAAAAGCCACTGCTGCCGGGAAAAGCCTATCGACAAAGGTGACGGCTCCCATTGTGGCGGCTGGTGCAGTTGCTTTTAAGTTTGCGGCAGATTTGGAAGATGCCATGGGCGCTGCTAATCAGATTTTTGGCCAGCAATCACAAAATGTCCAAAAATGGGCAGATGGCCTGCAAAATTACTACGGAATTGCCGAGTCCGAAGCCTTGACATATGCCAACACGATGGGGGCAATGTTGCAAAATATTGGCGGGTTGTCCGAGGCAGAGGCGGCGAAACAATCCCAGATGCTTGTCGAGCTGGCGGGTGATTTAACTGCCATGTTCGGCGGCACGACAGAGAGCGCCGTCCAGGCACTAACAGGGGCCTTAAAGGGCAATACCTCCATGCTGGACAACTACGGCATGGGCGTCAATGATGCGACGATAAAAACAAAAGCCCTGGAAATGGGCTTGTATGACGGCACAGGCCAGATGGATTTAACCGCAAAGCAAGCGGCCACCCTTGCGCTAATCATGGAGCAGACAGCAGATGCCCAGGGGCAGGCGGCCCGTGAGTCAGAAGGTGCATCGGGGACGATGAGGGGACTGCAAACGGAGCTAAAAAACGTAAGTGCCGAGTTGGGGCAGGTTTTAATCCCGCTGTTGACGCCGCTCATTGCAAAATTAAAAGAGGCGGTAGAAAAGTTTAGCCAGATGTCGCCGGAAGCGCAAAAGACGGTAGTTGTCATTGCTGCTTTAGCTGCGGCCATTGGCCCGCTTTTAATTTTGCTTGGGGGAATGTCTAGCGGGGTAAGTGCTGTTATGGCGATTGTCGCAAAACTAACGCCGGTCATTGTAAGTGCTACAACGGCAGCCGGGGGGCTTAGTGGAGCGATTGCTTTTATTACCGGGCCGATTGGTATAGCGATAGCGGCGATAGCAGCCATAATTGCCATTGGCGTGTTGCTTTATAAAAACTGGGATACGATCAAAGCCAAGGCGGGGGAATTGTCTAACTCTGTCCGAGCCAAGTTTGACGAAATCAGAAATAACATTTCGGACAGGATCAACAGCGCTAAAGATGCCGTTGGGGCAGCTATCGAACGAATCAAAAGCTTTTTTAATTTTGAGTGGTCCCTGCCAAAGCTCAAACTTAAAAAAGCT